CCGTAGCGACACGCTTGGTAGTAAACATCTCTCGTCTGATCTGCCGAGTCCACAAACACCATTTTATCGTCCACTTTCCAATCTAGCTGTGTTGCTCGCAGGGAATCCCAAGTTTCTAGCCTTCCGCACCACTCCAAGCGAGACGAACCATCCAGCTTCCACGCACGAATTGTGACCCACATATGGAAACCACCACCCTCTTGAATGTCGGCAGAGATGATTCTTCGCTGGGAATCTTTCCATTGTTCCCCCATCCTGTACCCAGAGCCAGATACCCGAACAGGCTCTTCGTCATTCTGCTCCACCCAAGGCTGTCCGAGAACTGAATTCACAAAGTCTTGTAGCCCCATAATGCTTTTCTTGTCGTTGATAAACTTTACAGCCAGCTTCCCGAATGTCTCCCAAGGGCTATACAAACCAGATAAGTGATAGGATTTGATGTTCGGTTCTGGGTTTGGATTGGCAGGCTTCCACTTCCCAAGCCGTAGCATCTTGGTTTTGTGTCCGTCTGTGATCTTTCCCTTGCAACTAGGACATTCGTAATACGCACTAGCCCGAACTCTCTCATTGTCCCACTCACCATTGTCTCCCTTTGCTGTGGCATCCCACTTCACATTCGGCCAAGTAAGAACTTGAGTTTCCGCACAGAAAGGGCAGGGAACATGGAAGTATCTCTGATCTCCTCGGAGAAATGACTGCCAGATGTAGCCAAACTCCGTGGTCGGGGTGGAAGTCTGAACTGTTAGGGAAAGCGGATATGTTCGGGTGCGAGCCTCTGCCAGTTGAATAGCTCCTGCTTCTTTTGAGGATGCCTCTGCAAATTTGTCCGTCTCGTCACAAATCAGCAAGCCTACGCTACGAGAGCTAAGATTGGCTGGTGAGTTACTGCCAAAAAACCAAAGCGACATTTTATCATAGTGCTGTTCCATCAGTTTGTATTTGTCGGTGTTAGAGGGTTTGTGTCTTGCCAGCACAGGACAGTCATCGACCATCGGTAGCCAGCGGTATTCCGAGAAAGACCTAGCCAGATTTTCGTTTGGCATTACCCACATCGCAGGCACAGGAGCCATATCCAGCTTGTAGGCTAGGCCAGCGAGGATGGTAGTTGTCTTTGCCGTCTGTGCCCCCCAACAGAGAACCATCGTTCTCACCCTGTCATCACGAAAGTCCTCCAGAGGCTCACGCACATAAGGAGTCAGAATTGTGGAATATGGTCCAGCACTCGAAGAAACACGCTCGGAAAGGTAAAGATTTTCTTCTGCCCACTCTCTGACTGATGGCGTTTTCTTTGGCGACCACATCCCATCCACGAATTGCTCTAGCTCTAGTTCGGTCATAGGGAAAGTATTGTCATGCTACTCGTACTCTGCTTCTCACTTATAACTTTCACATCGCTTGAGTAAAGGATTTTCTCTGATTCCGTCTGGCAAACCACAAGCCGAACAAACTTTAGGTAGTCGAATGCCCAGTTTGAAAGTGCATCTTCCATCGGCATATTGTTAAACACGATGTCTCTGGATGGTGATTGCCTCCACAAATACAAAACTCCCTCTCTGGTTACATCGTAGGTTCTTGGAACTTCTGGGGCTATGCCAATCCAAGTCCGTGTATGGTAGTTTCCAAGCTTCTGAATCACCTCAAACGAGGCTTGTGGCGTAGAACCGCAGACTGTGATGGGAAATCCGCTACTGCTTAAAAACTTCTTGTTGGTTAGAAGCCTGCTGGTGTTCGGTGAAAAGTAGTAGATGTGCGGGATGAGTCCGTTGTAAAACGAATTCGCAGCTACCAGTTGAGTTTCCTTCGAGTGTTTTCCGTTAGGCTCACCACAGCCTATGACGGCAACTTCGCTCCTTTCAGTAAACTGGCTGTCCTGCTCCTCTAATTCGCTTTTTGACATTATCCAGTTCTTCCTTGGCAGTCCCGCACTTCATCATGTTCTCACGATAGTAGAACACGCAACTGATTCTTTCGTGGGGGACACCCTCCTTGGGAACTAGGGGTGTGTTGCCGTGCCATTCGTGAACATCGCACAGAATGACATCGCCAGTACGCATATCACAAGCAACTCGATACTTTGGGAAAACAAGGTAACAGCCAGCATATCCACCAGCGGAAAAGGCAGACATAACTCCGAAGCCCTCTGCCAAATCACCTTGGTCTTTATGAACGGCAGTCTGCCAGTTCTTATTGACTGTGATGGTGGTAAAGACTGTATTGGGAATTACCCACTCTTGTGATGTGGAGTCACATTTTTCTTTCTGTGCCTTCCAGCGTTCGGGTACTTCTTTTTGGAAAACCGAACTGATTGTTTGGATGAGAGGGATTGCCTTTGCGAATTTCTCTGGATTTGCGTTATTCCAAGAAGTTGTACGGCAATAGGGGAATCGTGCGTTGCGATCCATAGATCCCATCACTCCCGACAAAACAGGAATTGCTACGCTTGTTTTGCTGATTGTGCCGTCAGCCAGCATCCTTTGTGCTCTCACACCGAAGCCTTTGTTAGTTTTTGCACTTTTGATCAGACCATACTGCTTTGCTTTCTCATCTGTGAGAATCCCACCAGCCATTCCTCTGTTTTCGTTAGGGGTAGCAGCTGAACGGACAGATTCGTATGATTTTTGGCATAGTTCGATAGGTAGTATGCCTTTGCGGAAACGCATCAGAAGTGTGCCGTCTGGCTTGTAAACCTCTGCATCCTCTTGAATGAGGTGGTCATAGCAGTTCTCGGGGAGATGTGTTCCCCCTAGTTTATCTACTTCCTCATCTGGCAGGCAAGTTTCCAGCTTGATAATCTTCATTAACCTATTTTACCTTGTCAAACCTTCGGTGCAAGGTCTTGGAACGCTTTTTCAACGCAGGCTTTGATTGTGTCCGTTGCCGTTTCCGCTTTCCAAGTGTCTCCGAGTTTTCTGACTTTTTCGAGGAATCCATCGTGTTCCTCGTTTGTAAGATAGATCGGAACCATTCTGATTGAAGATGCGGGAGGAATATATTCGCCAGCATCAATATCCCCTCCTCCAGCTTGAGCCTGCTCTGCGTCCAAAGCCAATGGACCATCGGGAATTGTAGCGGACATAAGGCTCTTAAGATTTTCATCTGAGAAGCCAGTAATCTGCAAGTCGATCTGGGAAGTGTCAATATCTTCCAGCAAATCTTTGAGAGCTTCTGTATCAAACTCTCCAGCCATATTATTGAGAGCAAGGTTTGCAGCTTTTTCTTTTTCCTCGGATAAATCGACAAGCCAGACATCAATTTCTTCCCTTCCCATGGCTTGATAGATTTTGAATCTCTGGTGTCCTCCGATAATGGTATTTCCAGTTCGGACATTGACTGTGATTGGTTGCAGATCCCCAAGTTCGGAAAGACTCTTGGTGAGACGACCAAGTGCCTCGTTGCTAATTTTTCTAGGATTGTAGTCCGCACCCTTGATTTCATTTAGTTTGATCTTCCTAAGACACGGATAGCTAACTTCATTTTTCTTGCTCATCTTCTAGTTTTACCTCTTTTTCTAGTTTTTCGTCAAGCATTTTTGTTTCGCCAAACGAACCTTTTGTTTTGTGGATAACTGCTATAACCTTTTCAATCCCTTCCGTTATAACTTCTTTTGCAAGCTCTGGGTCTGTTGGGTTTGCCCTTCTGCATAGGCTAGATGGCAAACCTTCCATAAGGTTGCGAATCGTGGTCATGTATCGGGACATAATGCTACGAGCCAGATCCGTACCAATCACAGCACCAGTAGCTCTTTGCAAGGTTTCTACTTTCATTTCTGCATCCAAACGGCCACGCAGGGCTTCCTTATGGGCTTTGACCAAGTTTGGTAGCCTTGCATGATCCCGATTGGCTTGGGCTTGATGCAACAATGCATAGGCAACTTTCTCGCTTTGCTTGGCTCTCGCTAAACAACCATATATATCGTCACGCAGAAGGTCGCTTCCAGACGAGCCTCCCGCCTCCGCTTCACTATCTTCCATCAAAACCCCCGCTGGAGGGGCTATAAAGCCCTTGGGAGGCCTTTCACGATTGGCTTCTCGCCATTCCGTAGCACCTTCGATTGTCTCTTGGGGCATTCCCTTCTGTTTAAGTTTGCTCACATAACTTATAGAAGTACCCCACGCCTGTGCAATTTCGGTTAAACTTACCATTTCATATAGTTTTTATGTCAAAAATGTTTGAAGGTCAAACAAAATCACGATTAAAACCAGCTTGGCATTTCCCCTTAATGTTTTATGGGGATAAACTCTAGGAAAAGGGTCGGGGCTTCGCCAACC